GCTGATATGTTTAATTTAGATAGGGAAATGAAGTATAATGAATTTCTTAGACGTAGACAATCTTTAACATATACGTTTGAGAATGACATTGATAACTTGTTGGAAGACTTTGATAAGAACTTTGAAGTACCAAATGGTGACTATCCGTTCTTGTTGAAGCTTCTGACGAGAAAAAAGATAACCAAAGAATCATTTATTATTATGAATGACTGCGTGAGATTCTTTGGTTCCTGGAATAAGAGAATTACAGATCCTGTACTCTGGCCTCAGATTGCATTGAACTGTAAGAAGCTCTATCCATTTCTTTCTTACGAGAAGGATAAGTATTGCCACATTCTTAAGAACAAGTTTAGCCAATGAACATTATTCCTTGCACAGAATGTGGCATTAAGTTTGAAACCTTGAATGAATACATTACACACATGNTATATAATGAAGGTTGGCACAAGAAACTAATCAAACAGCAGTTGCAAAATTACTTAACACTTGCTATAATAAGTAATGAGGAAATGGAAGAGGCATTCCAAATTCTTGATAAATAACTGTGCAGCATCACTTGATGCTATACATCGCATATAAACATACAACGTCATATAACGGAGAACACACATGACTACCAATTTCGATGCTCTTAAGCAAAACCGTAAGTCTTCTTTTGATAAACTTACCACTGAGTTGAACAAGCTCAATCAGCCAACAACCCCTCAAAGCAATACTGATGATGACCGCTTCTGGAAGCCTGATGTTGATAAGGCAGGCAACGGATATGCAGTTATTCGTTTTCTTCCTGCTCCTGCAGGTGAAGATGTTCCATTCGTACGTATTTGGGATCATGGGTTCAAGGGTACTGGTGGATGGTATATTGAAAAGAGCTTGACTACTCTTAATCAACCAGATCCAGTTTCCGAATACAACTCCAAGTTGTGGAACTCTGGTATTGAGTCAAACAAGAAGATTGTTCGTGAACAGAAGCGCCGTCTCTCTTACTACTCAAATATCTTGGTTGTTAAGGATCCTAATCGTCCTCAAAACGAAGGTCAGGTATTCTTGTTCAAGTACGGCAAGAAGATCTTCGACAAGATTAACGAAGCAATGCATCCACAGTTTCCTGGTGAGAAGGCAATTAATCCTTTTGATCTTTGGGAAGGTGCTAACTTCAAGTTCAAGATTCGTCAGCTCGATGGATATCGTAACTATGACAAGTCTGAGTTTGATGCACCAGAAGCTATCTCTGAAGATGATGCAGAGTTGAAGAAGATTTGGTCTTCTGAACACTCACTTCAGGAACTTGTTGATCCTAAGCACTTCAAGTCTTATGAAGAGTTGAAGACTCGTTTTGAAAAGGCAATTGGTGTTGCTGGTGACTTCACTCCAACCTCTTCACGTCGTGAAGTAGATGAAGATGAAGCTTTCCCAGTTCCTCAGAAGGCTGCTGCTGCAAAGGAAGCACCTAAGTCAACTGCACCTTGGGATGCAGATGACGATGATGATCTCAGCTTCTTTAAGAAGCTGGCTACGGATTAAAATACACCAGCACCAAAAGTATCGCCATACAATGCGCGATCAATATGTGAAGAAGCAGGGGCAGTGGAAACTGCCCCTGAAGTTCTAGGTGGAGGTGAAGCAGCAGGTGCAGCTTGTTGACCAATACCACTAGAATTGTTGACCACAACAACTGGTGCAGCAGAAGCAGCAGCACCATTAGATACAGCCATCTGAGCTGATTGTTGGTTAAACGTAGGAGGTGTTGCATTAGGAACACCAGCAAAGTTAACATTCTGTGGTGTCATTGCACTCACAGGATTGCCTGCAGCATCAAACTCAACTGAACCTTGGTTAGCTGCTTTTCTAGCATTAGCTGCTTGAATTTGATCAACCATATCTGCTGCTTGTTTAATATTACCAGCAGCAACAAGATCTTGAACGGCAAAGTAATCTTTCTTGCCCATTTCAATCTTTTGCCCACCTTTATAAATTTCATAAGTGTCAGAGCCAAATAACCCACCAGATATACGACGACCAGTGAAGTCAGTCATGGTTGTAGTTGTTGGATTTGCTCTATTGTCTTCTGTTTGCATGTTAGAAGTTTTAACTTCTGCAGCATTGAAACTACCAGACTCTTTACCTTTGGCAGTAAGCAATGCACCAGCAGCAGTGCTGCCAAACGTACTTTTTTGAACAATTGTCCCTTGATCTGATACTGACGATACTTGGTTTTGTTCGTTCTTTGATTCTTGAAGTGATCTATTACTTTGTACGTTGACAGTAGGTAATGCTTCACCTTCTTTAGCATCGAGGCCTTGGTTGTAGCCTGAGCCACCAACCATCTTATCCCACCAACCCTTTACAGTGCTGGATACTGCTCCAATTGCATCACCAATGTAGCCAAGTGCTTTTCCTGGAATTGCTTTAACGAAATCCCATACAGAACTAAACACACCTGCAATAACACCTGGTATTGCTTTGAAGAATTTTATCATATAGTCAACAGTACCTGATACAACATCTCCTACTGTGTCAAGGAGCTTCTTGTATAGATCACTGAAACTAAATGAATCTAATATTTTAGAGAATTCTTTAAATCCTAATTTTTCCGAGACCCAAGATATAAGATCTTTTATGATATCTAATGGTCCACCAATCAACGCATCAAACAATCCTTCCAATGCACCTTTGATTGCACCCCATATACCACCTTGCTTATAACCCTCGATAGCACCAGTGATACCTTCGTATGCAGCTTGGATACCCATCACTATCCAACCAATAGGTTCAAGCCACTTTAATGCAAGCGAAAATACTTTAACCATATCCTCAAGGAAAGGCATCATCTTTCCTACTGCGCCAAGCCATTCACCTGCAGTTCCTACGACTTCACTAATCCACTTAAATACTTTTGAGAATATCTCAGCAACAGGCTGCAATGCTTCTTCAATGGGCTTTAAGAATTCTGTAAACGCATCACCAATAGCTGTGAACACTTTACCTATTTCACCAGCTGCTCCTTCACCAGAGAAGAATGATTTAAACATCTTCACTGCATCCTCAAAAACAACACCTAGCTTTTCAAACAAAGATGAAAATGCTTTACCCAAAAGTATTCCAAATTCTTCTAGTGGTCTAAGGTAACCTTTTAGGAAACCTACAATGGCACCAAGAGATGCAGCTAAACCAAGACCAATTGTTTCAAGTGCAGTCAACCATCCTGGTTGTTCTTTCTCACCTTCATCCTCACCACCGCCACCGCCGCCCATACCACCAATAGAAGCTGCTATCTGCTTTAATGTATCTTCTATCTGTCTAAGATCCCCACCGAGGAATGCTGTTTGTTTATTAATAGCTTCCGATACATCACTAATTGCAGTAGCATTGTCTTTTGTAGCTTCAAGAATAGCATTGCTTACTGTAATTAACTGGTTCAGCAATCCTTCCATATTACTACTTGGACCAGCAGGAACTGTGCCTCCTGCTGTAGGTCTTCCACCACCTTTACTGCCACCTCCGCTGAAAGCACCCTGTACGCCTTGTACAATACCAAAGCCATGTAGCCCTAGCTCACTCTCTATTCCAAGTGCACCTGCTTGCAAAACACTGCCAGCTACGTTGTAAGCTGCCTTAGCAGTACCTTTGGCCAACTTCGATGTGATAGAACTAATACTAGCCATTTTGTCTCTTCTTGTTTTCTTCTTCTACTTGTTTCAGATATTGTGTCAATAGTTCCACAAATAAGTCTCTCTCGTAGGGGTACATATTATATACTTCTGTCAAAGAATATTTATGATGTTGTACCAAAGAAAAAAGAGTTTGATAATAGACCGAGATATTACTATATCCGGTCATTACGTAAAAAAACTATTAATTCCTTTTAGCACAACTTCTCTTGTATCACCTTGCTTATTCTTTAGCTTCACAGTGTGTTCTACGGATGGCATGGTATTGAAGAAGGTTTTTACCTTCTCCATGGAGTCCATTGGTAGAGTGTTGATAAAATCTAGCAACTCTTCTCTCGAAAAATCAGTATAGACTTTGTCATCATCAAAGATCTTTTCGATACACGCATACAACACATCAAAGATTGCATTCGTATCATCACCTTTGTTTCTATCAATAGATTTGATCTCTTCCAACGTTGGATATCTCATTACCATACCAATGTCACCCTGAACGATAATCTTGTTAGAATGGTCAGGATGGTTCTTAATCTCAATATCATCCAAGTTAACTTGAAACTTGATAGTTTCCTTGGTATCAGGATCGTTGTATTCAAGATCAACAACTTCACCAACTGATTTTGATCTTAACTTAATAAACAAATACTCAATGTCAAACGTAGCAAGTTTATCAACATCTACCTTCTCAGTAATACAATTTTGAATAATTTGTTTAACTGCAGAAAGAATATCATCAGAGGCTTCNGAAGACTTAGCCATAAACAATAGCTTTTCTTCTTGAACCGTAAATGGTCTTAAAGTAATCTTCTTCTTAGAAGAAGGAATTGTTACTGGGTAAGTAGGGTGTTTAATTTTTGGTAATGCCATAATATAGGATCCTTATAGTTTCATTAATAATTAAGGTTGTTTTGTGAACCGTTTGTAATC